TTTCATCATATCATTAGCCATTTTAGCTTCTTGTGACATCATTTGTTTTGTTAAAGACGTATCAGCTCTTAATTCAGCTAATTCTTCGTTTTGTTGCAGTTTCTCATCGAACTGTTGTTGACCCATTAATTGTTTAGATCTGTCTAAATTAATTTTTTCTTGTGCTTGATCACGTTTTGCAGCGTCATCCATAGCTCTAAGGTCTAATTCTCTTGCTTTTAATGCTGCAACAGGGTCTCCATTAAAGCCACCCATGATTTTATTCTCTTCATTTTTAAATTCTTCAGTCATTTCTGCAATTAATTTAGCTTTTCTTGACTCTAAACTCATAGAAAGAGACATAATCTGTTGTTGATACTGCGGATCTTGTTGTAACATTGGATTTTGTTGTGCCATTTGTTGCATTTGCATCAATTGTTGTATTTCTTCTCTAAATTCTACCTCTAATTGCTCTTGTGCCATCAAAGAAATGTGTTCAAAAATGTTTTTTTCGAGTGCAGCCATGACAACAGGACTATTTCTAGCAATATTTGTTGCCATAAAGTTTAAATGAGTCGTAATATGCGCTTGATGGTCTTGTCCTTTAAAAGCTTGGAACGGTTTATTGCTCATTGCAAGAATATTTTCTGTTGCCGGGTCCATTGGTTGCGGTTGTTGAGGTGGTGGTAAAATTTTATCAATATTTTTTACGCCGATCGCTGTGTACATTGCATGAAACGCTTCATATAAGTTATGCATTTGTGGATTTGACATTGCAAGTTGTAATTCTGTTTGTGCTAAACTAATTCTTTGTGACTGAGAAAAAATATTTGGGTCTGCAACTGGAATAATATCTACTTTATCATCAAAATCTGCAACTTTAATATTTCTTTGTCCGCCTACAACATCGTAAGGATACTCTGCAGGTAAATAAGTTTTAAAAACTCCAGCTAATAATTTAAATTCGCTTTTCATCGCCACATACAATCTTTTGTGTATGGCTGACATGACCCTTGAACCACGTTCTAAGAGAGCAATGGTCGTCCCAACAGCTGCTTGTTGGTTGCCGTCACCGACCTGCATGTCAGCTATGGCGGCAAATCTCTGCCCTGCCGATACCACAATACCCATCAACTGTAATAAAGTTGGTGATGGTTCTTTAAATGGTAATGGCATAAATGCATCTTTGATACTTCCTCCAGGTGCATCTACATCTCTGAATTCTCCAGGTTGAATTGCTTGTGCTTCGTCTCTTACTCTGATTCCACGTTGTTTAAATCCTGCCGGTAAATTACTTAAAGTTCCTGCGTCTAACAATTGACGTAAAGCAGTAGTTGCCGTTCTAGACAAACCACCGATCATATGTATTAATCCAAAACCATAAAAGCCCATACCCGGTAAAAATTTAAAATGAACAAAATAATCTATTTTAGATTTTGTTGGATCTTCAGCTTGGAAGTTTCTTCTAATTGATAATATTTCTCTGCTACCCATTTCAAGAGTTACAATGTATGGAAGTTTAATTCCTGTTGGTTCTCCTCCTGAATCTTTATCTTCAAAACCTTCTAAATCTAAGTCGGTATGAATTTCTAAAATTGTAAAGATGTCTTCGTCTCTAGTTTTCTTTACACCTTCTAATTCTCTTTCTTTTTTCTCTACTTCTGTTTCTTCATTGTACCCTGGTGTTAGGTCTATGTCTTTGTAAAAACCTGATACTTGTTTTTTCCTAACTTCGTTCTCAGACATTTTAATCATGTGAATAACAGACTCCGCATCTTCTAAAGAAGTTGCAGTGTAAGGTACTACTAAATCATCAGCCGGTACAAATTTAGACACGGCTCTGCCAAGTAGTTCATCGTAATAAACCTTCTTGAACGCAGAGCCGGCAAGAGGGAGATAAAAAAGCATTTGATCGAACTCGGGTTCATACTCCTTCATCACATCCATGAGCTGATAGTTCATGAATTCTTTAACTCTGTTTGATTGTTCTTCTCTGGCTCTATCTGCTAGTCCAACTATTCTAGTATGTACTGGACCATTAGCCGGTAATAATTCTTTGTAAGCTTGTGCTTGAAATTGTGTTACTGCTTCTGCAAGAACAGGGTGTGTTGCACCTGATGCTCCTTGAAAGGGTTGAGTTGGATTTTCATATTTAAATCCTAAAAGATCTAAACCTTTTGTATAACTATCTTCCCAATCTTTTCTAGAAGATTTGTATTGCATGTAGTTAGCTGCAAGTTCAGAACCTAACTTACCTAAAACATCTTCTGGTAATAATTCTGCTAAGTTATCAAAATGAGATTCACCACCACCTGCGTTAACTGCTTCTGGGTCAAAATTAATTGTTGCACTACCATCTTCTTCTTGAGTTACTTGTATATCATCTGGTCCAACTTGCTCTTCAATATTTTCTTGTTGAGCTTCAACAATTTCTTCTTGTCCAGGTACTTTAATTTCAGTCTCTACGTTTGGTAGGGCTTTGTCTATATCTGCCATTTATATTCTCCGAGTTCTTTATTGTTGTAACCTGTTTTGTGGGAACATTCAACCCCTGTGAGTCAGGTCCTTTGAGTGGTGGAATCTGATTCCACTTGACGTGTTGCATATTTATCACAAGAGTTTTATTCTTCATCAAATTCACCTCTTTCTATTGCAGGAGCAAATATGCCTCTTTTGTTTCTGTAATCATCAAACAGTTCGTAACCACTAATACCAGCAGATAACGCAAGACCTGGTAAACCAAATCTTCTTGATACAGTTTTTAATACACTTGGACTAATTCCAAGTCTCATAGTTTTTGCAATCGTAGGATTTAGTCCTTTTGTTGCAAAATCAGTTACAGGACCTACAAATGCAGCTCCTAAATAATTTAAAGGATCCGTTGCAATGTCAGTCAATGAATCACCTTGTTGAACTTGACCTGCTAAAAATAATGGCTCTGTTGCAAGTAAACCTGCAGGAGTTCCAAGTGTTGCTAATCCTCTTCCTAAAGTTTTTAATGCTGTTTTTGTAATTCCAGATTTATTTGCACCTAACGCTCCGCTTCTTGCTGCTTCAATTGTAGATGGTGCAACGGCTACAGTTCCAGCTACACCAGCAGCACCTAATGCCGGTAGTTGGTAATCTAATATTGCTGGTCTTTCTTGTGGTGTATCATCTAATTGTCCTGTCACCATGTCAATTAATAAATTTTTTTGTTGATCCTCGTTTGACAAAAAAGTTGTCGGATCATCGTTCATAAATTTTTTAACAACACCTGCTGTTGCTGCACCTGCTGCAGCTAGTGCACCAAACCTACCACCACTTTTTAGTAGTTTGAAAGCTCTAGATTCTATTGCAGTATTTTTTGATAAATTCATAAAATCATCTTCTGGTAATTGTTGAACAGCGTTAACAACATTTGAACAAGCATTTCCACCAGCCTGTAATTTAACTCTTCCACCAAATTTATAAACACCACTTGTTTTTAATTTACTACACTTTGAAGCCAACGCCATTATGTCTTCATAGGTTTGGTTTTGAAGACCACCTTTCATGGCTTCAGAAATCTTATCTATAATTGGTTGTATGTCTTTTGTTTTTAAATTTTTCTTAACTTCATTAAAAGCAAGGTTTGCTGTTAAATTTAAATCAGCTGTTTTTGCTCCAAACTTTCCTCTACCTGCAGCTTTTTTTTCTGCTGCAACATCTAAGATAGTTGTAGTTGTATCTGTTCCCATACCACGAACATTAAAAGCAGGATTCATTCGTTCTAATGTTATAGGATCTAAAGGCCTCATAGTAATTAAACCATCAGTGGCTATACCCATCAATCTTGCCTCTTCGTTTAAAATTGTATCAATATATGCTTTGAGTGGTATCTTACCTTTTGATGTTCCAAACTTTAACTCTAATGCTTCTTTAAATCTTGTTTGATCAATAGACTTTTTTGAAGGACTTATATTATAAAATTCTTTTCCCTTATAATTTTTAGCAATCTTGTCCATGTGTTGAGATAAAGATGTTCTAAATTTTTCAGCACCACTATTTTTATTTGCAAGTAAAGTGTTTAATTCTCCAGGGCCATAAGCTAATTCATTTATAAGAGTAGGACCATCTCGATCAGCTAAATGCATTAAATGAATATAAGACCCTTTTTTACCTGGCACTTTTATTCCTGCAGAAATTTCTTGACCACCAAGAGCAGCCTCAATGTTTTGACTAGTTATCTTAGCATCTCTAGCTCTCCTATTACTTACTAAATTTTGGCCTTCTGGAACTATTTCGTTTTCAAAAATACCTATTCTTTGTAAAGCTTTTTTAAAAGAAGAAAAATTTGATTTGTTTTTTTTAATTCCACTTTCTGTTAAAAGTTTAGTTTTAAAACCATATTCTTGTTTTTTTTCTAAAGGAGCTGCCGCATATTTTTTTGCAGCTTTAAAATATTTTGCATCAATAGGCTGAATATCTTTTAGCCTATCACCAAATAACTGATACAGTCTTGCTGAAGTTAAACCGGCTTTTCCTTGTGAAAAATAATTTCTTGGATAAAAACCAAGTTCATTAAACTCATTTAAATCTTTTACAATCGGTGCAAATTTTTTTGCTTTTAATAATTTATTAGCTGCTTGTCTTTGAACAGTATCAAAAAGATTTCTTATTCTTCTTTTTTCTTCAGAATAAAATGAATCATAGTCTTGACCTGGATAGTTTTTTTTAAACCATTTTTGAAATTCTTTTGAAGCGTTTTCAAATGTAAATTCTATATTTGAATAAGAGCTTGTCTTTAAATCTTTGTAGGGATTGTATCCTGTTTTTTCCTTTAACGCCATTAGACCTCCAGGATCTTAGCTAGTCCGCCACTTTTAAAACCAGTTCCAACTTCTATACCTAGCTTCATTTGTATTTCTTTAATCGTATCTGGGAACTTACTAGGATTTTTTAACGCTTGGTTTAATACTTTAAAATATTCTGTTTTTTCTGGACCTACTAAAGATGGGTCCATAGAAATTTCTTTAAACATGTTTGTAATGTCTTCTCCTTCGATACCGTACTTACGCATATCTGCATATCCTTTAGTTATACCTTTTTCTAAAGCTTGTTTTTTTTTAAACAAACCAAAAGCTTTACCGGCTGCGCTTCCAAATCTTAAACCTACACGTCCACCATCTGC